CCCTGCCGTTAGATCGGTATGGTTCGTAGGAACATTTACATAAAACGGTAGAAAAATTCTTGCATTCCAAGCTGAACCCGGACAGCGTAGAGGATCTCCCTCTGGAGGATTCGAAGGTGGAAGACAATCCTCTACATTACACCCGTCATCATTTATTATTGCCAGGTCAGTAAATTTATAGGCAGAATCAAATATAGCTTCGCGTATAACATATTCCTCAAGATCTAAATCTGCGTAATTTCCTAACAGAACATTTGGTAAATATCCAACCTGTCTATGGTGCATTTGAGTCCCACTCAGATTGTTATCTCCTAGTGTATTTGTAAATAGTGCTGGATATCCATGACATACATTACAACTAGGTGTTTCACACTCAACTGAATAAATATCCGACCCAGAGGGTGTAGTATTAATACAACCAGAATCTATAATTTTATTTGCATATGAATCATCTATAATCTCTTCTAGTGTCCTACAAATAGCCCCAACCTGTTCTATAACTATGGTGGTTTCGTTGCATAAACCTCCTCCTGAACAAGCACACAATGGTACTTCACTTATAAGGTTAGGCTGTGGGTCGAGGTTACAGACTAGTGCAGATATGGCTACACTGCCACTTCCTTCAAAATTTATGCACTTGATTCTATATTTTGCATCTAAAAATCCAGCAAATGCTAGATTAGCAGGTAAAAGTTCAGGAATATCTGATGCTAATTGTGCATAACCAGTATTATCCACAACCACGATTCTATCTGATAGTCCATATGTGGCATAATCCATTAAAAGATGATTTGGTGGGGGTGGTAAAAAGAAACTACTGCTATTTGTAGCCACTATAGCAGCATCTGCATAGTACACAGCAGTCGCTGGCGCAGGGACATCTGGATCACGAAACAGAACACCAGTTGCTATTAAATCTACTAATCTCCCTGTGTCGCTCCATATAACACAATCCCACCTCGCATTTGATCCTGATGTTGGCAATATAGGCCAATATCGAAGTTGATTGCGGCTACAGACTCCGCACTGATTTATTGGTGGGTTATCTTGTGTCGTTATTGATGTATCAGGAGGTGTTGATATTTCCCAAACCAACTCAGTTTCTGATCCAGTTGCATTAATTTTTCTATAAACTTGCTTGACATCCTTTAATGTAAGAGTAGGATCAGTAGATTCTGATAGTTTAACCTTAAGTTTGCCTTGTTCTTGTGGAATTGAGCCTGTGGTAGTTGCTGTATCTAATTTAACATCTAAACTCATAATATAATCCTTTAGACTACTACTGTATAATATAGAGTATTTATAGGATCGGTAGCTGGTACTGCGCCGGCAGGGAGTGGTTTTACTATATAACCACTTTTCATTGTTGCTACTCCACTTGCAACTGTATTCACAAACATAACCTTACCATTATCTGCAGCGGTACTTGCGAATGCATCTGTCTCAAATTTAATACCATTGCTTCCATCGGTAATAGTCAGTGTATCTGTTTTGATTATACTATTACCGCTCCCTGCGTTCAATTGTAGATATGCAGTGTTACCACCAGAATTATTAATTAAATATAGATACCCATTCGCTATAGATGAACATCCGAGAATACCCTCACCACCAGCAGAACTATCTCCGCGTATACGAAGGGATACATCTGTCACAGCATCTGATGTGATATCAATCCTACCAGCAGCACCTCTTGATAGATATGGACTAACAGCATCTGCATCTGTACTTGAACCAAATGATAAGTGATCACTAACAATAAATGTGCTTGCTGGTATATCTAATATATTAGCTCTAAACGCTGATGGTCTAATGATATATGAATATGGTGTCGGTGCGCCTGATACATCATCAAAGAAAGTCAGTCCCACACCGTTCACACCAGATGGATTATCAACAGTTTGTGTATCTGTTTTATATCGAACCATACAAATATCTGAAGTATTATACGGAAAAGACTGACCAATACTAGTTCCTATTACAGTACTCAAATACTCTGTTAATTTTATAGCCGTAGTAGCATTAAGTTCATTAACATGGAGTTTATCTACAACCAATTCAAATAATCTAAATGGATAACTATATACATCCCCCTCTGTTGTTGAGGAAATAGCTGATGCATCCGCATATAAAGAGACACATTTTGTTTTAAGTCCAGATACATCACTTGCAAACACACCGTTCAAGTATGTACTCACTCTGGGAGTTGCAGAAGTAGTATCATCAAACCCATTGATAACCATTGTATATTCGTCTTTATTATCAGCACTGTTTCTCGGAGAGTCGATAATTTTTACAGTATTTCTGGCAGTAATAGAGGAGTCTCCAGATAATATAAGACCATCATCTCCTGTTGATGATTTAAGAGGTTTAATTTTATCAACTATAATCATAGGTGATAGTCCAATAATAAATGTTTCTCCTGCTGAGTTTGTACTAAGAGTACTAGTGGTTCCTACTCTAGTATCTCCTTGTATTTTCAATAACTTACCAGCAGTATGTGATCCTAAAATTACTCCATCACCACTTAATCTTAAGTAATTATTAGTTGGTTTAGCTGAAATAAAAGCATCTGAGTTTGTTCCTACGGTTCTCATCGAGAACTCTATAAACTTTGTAGCATTTGTTGCAGCTCCCCCAAAATCATCCTCAAAGATCAATCGATTTATTTGTGCCTGTGGATCTCCTTCTGTTGCTATTATAAGAGCTGCTGATCCTCCCAGATTAGTAGTGTCTGCAAGACCTGCGCTGTGAATATAGAGAGAACCACCCAAATACTCAAAACTAATATTATCACCAGCACGAATACTGATAGACTCAGAATTGTCTGCATCAAAATCAAACTCGTCGGTTCCTGTTCCACCTTCAAACAGTATATTTTTAATATATTTGTTTCCACTGAATCCCAGAAGACTCAGTACCTCACTACCAGACAACGCTTGTACTGGATTATCTGTGTCATCTGTATCATCTCTTCTACCAAGTAATGTACCGGGAGTTAATGTAACCGAAGACAATGTTCCTGTCAGTGTTCTCGCAGGGATAGAATAAGAAGGAATTGTATTGAATGATAATGAACCACTTGCATCAGTTGACCATATGGAATATGCAGGACGAGCATTGGCAATCGTACAGTTGGCAGTTATCACATCACCAGATAAATCTAGATCAATGAAAGTTCCACTACTAAAAATAACATTATCTTCACCACTAGCAGTCAGGGTTTCTGTATCAACACTTATAGTTTTAAAAGCATTGTTTACAGTACCAGTTCCACCACCAGAGATAACAGTCCCTCCTCCAATAGAGGTAAAATCAGGAATCAACACACCGCCATTTGCAGAAGTTGCTATAAAGACGGGTTTGTCTAAAATTCCATTTGTGTTATTTGGATCTGTGTTTGTGACTCCACCAGCAACAGTGGGATCTAGATAATATACATCACCAATAGTGAATCCAGAAAGACCAGTGATACCAGAAAATGGTCCAGATGTTATAACGACTGCATTCGATCCATCTAGACTTTCTACGATACCAATAGATTGTGATGCGCTCAGACTGGTTGGAGTTGCCAGTTCTAGAGTAGTGCTACCCATTCTAACAACTTCACCAACAGTAACACTTCCCTTTGGAAGTTTTATTCTATTAACAAATGTATTCAGATATCCATTTGTAGAATCGGTGATTGGTATGTTTGTTGCAACTGGTGTTTGTGTAAAAGGATTAGAATTGATTACATCGGTGATCGTGATGATATCTTTTACAATTACTTCACTTCCAGCAGTACCATTTGATGTCAATTCTAATACATCATGAACCAATATATTATTTAAGTAATGTGAGAATGTGAGAGAATTACCTGCATCAAATTCTGCTTCAATTGAGAATCGTTCGTTCACTCCACCAATTATAGATTGTAACCGAACATCAATCTGTCCTTGTGACGAGGATGACTGAAATGGAAAGATTGCCTTTGGAGAAGAATCTGTTACGAACGCTTTACCAGACTTCACACCCAAATTTTCACTAGAATACCATGCTTCTGTCTCAACATCATATGTAAAGTAAACATTTTCGCTAAAGTTATCTGCTTTGGATTCTATCATCAGTCCACAATTATCTCTGCTCGTTGACATTGTGTTGTTTAGGGTGATAGTTCCATCATTTACGATCAGATCAGCAACTGTGATGGTTCCTGTAAATGTATGATTTGAGTGTAATGTTGGTGGTAGCATATCAGATGCTGCCACTCTAAATATTTGACTACCAGTTCCCTGAATACCAAATTTAGTGGTGTTAACAACAGTGCCAATAGTTAAATCGTTGTAGTTCAGAGCAACTGTGCTAACTCCACCAGTATCGAGCAGCGTATCAATTGCGTAGGTTTCTGATTTAGTGGAGATCGATAGTTCGATTGTACCCGGTGTTCCTGTTCGACTTTCCAATATGCCTGCACCAGCAAATACATCATACACATTAATAGGATTGACATAATCAATAACTTGATTTGTTCGCAAGAACCAATCATAAAAAGTATCATTAATACTTAATTTAACAATATCGATTTCATTAGTACTCATTGATTATTCTTTCCTTCTGCGACTACTAATTGTTGTAGTAGACTTTTTATATCTCTTAAATCCGTTTCTATTCCGCAAACTCTATTTTCTAAAGTTCTCATTTTATTTATCTCATTTTTTCTTGCTTTATATGCAACTATTGAGGATAAATTAGTGTTTAGAATTGCTCCATTATAAACATCACGAACCAGATCTTCTTGATTTTCTACCTTTATTTTATCAGACAAGACTCACCACCCTGAGTTCTTTAACCTTTGGTATGCGTACTGGATTGTCGGAGAATAAGCAGATCTTAACAGCAAACTTTGAAAATGCTTGTTCCAAATCTGTTGGTATGGTAAAGAATAAATCTTCATATGTATTTTCATCTGGAGAAACATAGGTTGGTTTACTAGAAACCAACTGAATATATGGTTCTTCATCGAATCTACTATCCTTACCCATAGATTGTTGTTTCAAGAATACCTGCATTTTTGTCCCTGCAGGTAAATTTGCACCCATTGATACCTTAATATTGGTAGATTCGAATCCTTGTTCCAATTCTACTATTTTAGTAATATATCGACTTCTCGCAGTTTCAGTGCTATTAATTGGAGTTGTTGGTTCTAATTCTCCATTATAATTCAAATTTGTCTTTGATGTTGATGTATTGTTCTCAACAATATTGTGTATAGCAATCACCGCTAGGCGATCCAAATCAAACATAGGACTGATATAGGTATCTGTACTTGTGAGAGAAATACCCAATTCAATACTTTCCCCGTTGTATGTAACCTTACTTGCAGTACTCAAATTGATATTATTATTTACTGTAATTGGGATACTATTTGCTTGCAGGACAGATCCTGTAGCATTAACTGTTCGAATGGTGTATGTGATATCAGTATTATTAAATTTGATTTCATCATTATTTACTGTGAGCGTTTCGAATAAGTGATCTGGTGTAGTTGCACTAACAACATCATTTAGCGTAATGGATCCTGATAATCCTGTAGAACCAGAAAATTCACATCGATTGATAGCAAACATCAAATCTATATTTTCATATGCTTGCCATTTACCTGCATTTTGACTCTTGAAGAAAGAACCAATTGCCGCTTGTTGAGCGATTCGTCCTGTTGCATTCAATAGATTTTGTCCAATTTCAGCAACATATAATAGATAATCAGAACTATTTGTCTTAACAACTAGACAATGCTCACCGGGAAGTAAATGTACTGGTGTTGAGAAAGTAAATCTAGTTCGCGTGTCTTCTACAGTACTATTAATAGCAACTGATATTCCTTGTGCTGTTGCATTATTTAAATTTGGAGTATTTGTAATTACAATATCTTCTGAATATTTCGTGACACTTGCAAATGGATAAACTAAAGTTGAATCACGACTAGCCGGATACCCAGAACTGGTTGGACGAAGTTCTACAGTTACTGGTAAACTTCCATCCTTTTCTGCAAAGAAAAGATCCACGCTACTAACAAATAATCCTTGTGGATATACTAATGGATCTACGAAGAATGTTTGTGCAACAGGATCGCTTACATTTTTAGAATACCTAGATGGGTTTTTTCTTGCTTTACGAGTCGAGACATAATTAGATTCTGATGTTTGGATTGCTCCACTAACATTATATGTCGTTTCAGCAACAGTTGACGCAAGAGCAGAACTGTTTGATGGAGAATCTGTAATAACAAGAATCTTTTCTCCTGCCTTGAATGTACGAGACTTAATATTAAACGAGAAGTTAATTGATCCATAACGATTAGTTAATAGTACTCCTCCTACTCTACCACCAACATTATTCAAAATTGTACACTCTGAACTGATATCAACATCATCAAAAAACACATATACAGTAGTATACGGACGCAAGCCTTCGGCCGTTGCAGTTATTGTCTTTGGTCGAATAAATGGCATTACAGATCTATCAACCACTTTATTTTGACCAACATTCACTGTATTTGATGTGGTTGTTTCTGCTGGATTTGTTCTTTTATTAAAATGAACATCACGGATTGCTTGTCTTGCGTATTTGGTGTTTCTTTTTCTTTGTACATTACCTACAGAAGTAGAATTATCTGTTTTACCAAACCACGATCTCTTCCAGAATCGATAATTCTTTCCAAAACTAGTATTTTGATAATTTTCTACTGATGGAACTGTTGTTACGATTGCATCGTTAACACCATTGTTATTTTCTCTTATATCAGGAACAACTTGAGTATCAAACCACGCATCTGATGATGGTGATAATTTCACTGTTCCTATCCACGAAATATCATTGAATGGGTTGATTTTTTCTACTCCACTGCTTGCATATTGACTAATAAGATTGATCTCATCATAAGGTAATAAAACAACATTATCTGATGTTTTTACCAAATTATCAAGAACAGGATTAGTTTCATTCAATGTAATCAAATTCATTGTAAATGGTGGACGAATAGTATTCTCTTCTGAATCGATACTAATATTATATTGCGTATTTACAGTATCACCAGTAGCGTGTGTACTAAAGTTGTCTACAAGAACCGCTGTCCGCACTCTGTCCAATTGCGTATTAACATCGATTATTTGTTCTGATAATGCTTTCATCTCCAACGAATTCAATATTGTATATTGTTCTAGTTTTTCAATTCTATTATCCAGACCAATTATATCTTTCATCGTATATCGACGATTGTTTACCATACTAGCAACAACATCAGAACGATCAAACACATAAGGTTCTGTTAAGATATTATAAAGAGTCATTGCATTTTCGTCATCACTTGGTAGTTCTGCTTCAAATGCTGGTCGTCCACTAATCAGTTTGAATTTCAAATCTCTTGTTATGACCAATTTATGTGCTTTAGATAGATAATACTCATAATCTACATCAAATGATGCTGCTGGTGCAGGGATCCACTTCTTTGTTATTACACCCTTACCATTGACCAACTCTATAACAGGACGCATATCAACAACAGAATCTAATTTATAAACCTTTCCTGTTGCTGTACTCGTATAATATGGAATATCTTTATAATCTACACTATCGATATATGAATTTATTGTTATTGGGCCTACACCTTTATGACTAAAGTATTGATATGAGATGATAATTTCTGTATATTCTGGTACATTTTCAACTAAGTATTCATTCTTTAATGTTACCTGTCCAAAATCATAGAGATTGTCTGTCTGTCCGGTAAACAAATCAAACTCACTCTTAATATCTGTAGAAGATCCCGCTGTGGTAATCTTATCTATAGAAATTATATCTGCTTTTGTGAGATTTGCTTTCCATAAACCATCTTTAGTCTTCTTTAGAGTCACAGTTTCTGTCTGTCTTTTTTGTTGTTTTGTTCTAATACCAGTATTAGCAGGTTTAGGATTTACATTAAGATTTGTAATAAGTTGTACTGAGGTTACCTGACTTGTTTGCCATGTAGGTCCTGTTTTTGTGATCGTAACAGTGGCGTTTGATGTTGGGGATCCGTAATTATTAGTTGTTGTTGTATACAAACTATCTGTTAGATCTACCACTACTCCATTGACAAATAAAGTGTAGTGTTCTATTAAATCATTCGAGTCTACTTTACCCACCAATGATGACTCTCCCCCGATAAACCTAACATACGAATCGAGTGTATTAAATGTTATTGCTTGTGTGCTGAAGTCTCCAGCATAGGATAGTTGTTGCTGAATTCTATAATCCATTTCACCAACAGATTTGATTGATGAACTGCCTGGCAACATGAATAATAGATTATTTAATTCAGGATCAAACACTTTACTAAATGTAAAGTTATCTGTGGTTGTGCTGAGATCAATTCCCTCCGAAGGATGCACAGCAAAGATATAATCGTCTTCATTTGCTGTGACTAATTGTATGTCATCATCTTCGTAATTATTAACAATACTACTCGCAAAATCTGTTTCATAATAGAATGTCGAAACTTCGTTTAGATTATATTTTCTAGAAAGATCTGGAAGATAATCCATCTTTATATCAAAGAAAAATGCTTGATATGCAGTTTCTTCTTGTCTGCGTAAAATACGCAATCTACCACATCCAATTATCTCTTTTGTTTTTGTTGCATTAAATGCAGTTACTGGCAGGGATAGTGAACTATTATTTGTAACTAAGATAGGATTAGCTGTAGCTCCAACAATAAATTCAACAATATCAGTTGGTTGAATTATCAATACAGTATCAGACACATCTGCTGGATTTGTCAAATCCTTGTGTGTGAAAGATAATAGAATACCTCTAGCAACACCATCAGTACCTCTATTCTGATAAATTAATTGTCCTGCACTGAAGGCCTGACCTGTATAATTATCACTACTCGGAATTGCAATCTGAACTATACTTTCTCCTTGACGAGCGGGGGTATAGTCAAAAACACTAATAGAAGTTTCAAGAAAATTCTTATTTACTGTCCCATTAAGATCAATAAATATACCACTTACTTTTTCAATATCATAAATTGATATTCCTGCTCCATTATCTGTGTCTGCTGAGTGTTTGGTCTTTGCTTTATCCCAACCACGACCACCATATTTTACTTGTCCGTCTGTACCACTTGCTAATTGATAAATTGTTCCATTTGATTTTTCAAATCGTCCTTGTGTCTCAAGAACAATAAGTTCTTTTGAAGTTTCATTCCAAGAAACAACCTTACCTCGCACCAAATCAGATGCAAGATATGAAGGAACCTCGTTTATGTCTTCCTGAAGCGCAATATAATTGTACTGGAATACAGTACCATTGACAGCATACCCACCAACATCTTCTGAATCTTTGAATCCTATTCTTATTAGTTCACCACAGGTTGGATTATTTAATGATATTGATGAACGAGGTTTGTATACGCCACATGGACCAATAATACAACCCAATTCCGTAACTCCTTGAGTGGAGATATCTTCATCATTAACACCATAGAACGAATACACGCCAGATGATTGTATGAATACCTCAACACCACTATTACCTTCTGTTGGTAAAGAAAAATCACCACCAACAGCAAGTACTTCTCCAACTGCTTGTACTTCTTGTCCGTTTATGATATAATTCTGAGTTACAATATCACCAACAGCAAAGAATCCACCTTGACCTTCGTCAGTACAATCTACTGCTCCCCCTCCATTACATCCAAGTGAACCATTAGGTTTGATTATGTGCCTCTTAGTATTAGATTCACGAATGACATATGCGATACTTGTACCGTATGAAATTGGACTAGTTGATGTAGCAGGATCAGTGAAGACAACACCATCATCAAGATTAAAATGTGCATTTTCTGTGTTGGTTCCGCCAGTCCATGAAATAGATCTAATTACTTTTGTATATAATGTACTTCCGCTTGCAAGACCAACTCCTGTTGCTGATGCAGGAATCCACCGAAGTCCTATACCTGTAGTTACTTGAATAGAAGTAGGAACAGCGGTATCTAAGCATTTTATTTGCTTTATATTAAATAAATTTTCTGTTTCTGCAATATAAGTATTTGCGTTATTTGTTGCAGATTCTGAGGTGATATCATAGGCAACAGTAACATTTCCGTGCCATGGATCAGTGAATACCATTCTTGTGATATTACTCTCTGGGGCATTACTCATATTTACAATAGGATATGATGCAAGAGATGTACCACCACCAGCGTACTTAGATATTGCAATATCGGTATTTTGTGGTCGAATAAATCCAGCATCGTTTGCGATTTCTAGCTCTGTTCCACCTTCTTCTACAGAAGAATCTATTAAATGCAGATAATCCGGACTTGATGGATTTGTGTGTCCAACAAGAGATTCTGTAGCTAAAGCTTCTACTGTAGTAACAAATACAACGCTTCTATATGTTGTTTGATCTTGATCGGATGGTAGAGGAGACCAATATTTTAAAAATTGTGATCTCTTAATTTCTTCCTGTTGTGGAATTGTGAGACGAATATATCTACCACCAAATTTAAAATATGGCATATCTTCAAGATCTATTTCAGTATTCCATGTATTAAATGGTGCTTCGACCAAGAAGTAGTTTCCAACATTAGCACCAAGATTATAATCATCAAGAGAAACTATAGATTCAGATCTATCTTTATCGACTATGATATTTGTATTATTAATTGTCTCAAACTCATAACCAAAAACATATGCTTTTCCCGGTTTAACAGACAACACATACTTTTCATCATCTCCTCCCTCTTCAGGAGAATACACACCATCAGGATCTCTACTTGCAACGACTTGTTTTGTTATTCCTAATAGTTTTTCTGTAGTTCGTTCGACATTTAGATAATATATAATATTTTGATTATCAGTTGTACTTGTAGAAAAGAAAGGATAATCTAGTATATCGTTATCATTCTTTTTGCGTTCAACATAGACAGTTGTTGTTGGTAAGTCCGATTGTTCTGTCGAATTTACTTCATCTGAAGTTGGGATATATTTTTCAAATCTAACAATCTTACCAACTTTTGTATTTACGCCATTAAATTTGGTAACGATATAATCACCAGCATACATCTCTTGAGTAAATCCAGAATCTACTTTAATAGCAAGTGCATAAATATCATTTCTGTAGTGATTCTTCACTTCTAGTTCAAATGGTTTTGTTGTATAATTACCAGACTCATCATAGGTTCTTCTCGCTAATGTGTCTTCTAATTCTGCGTATGTTGGTACTTTCTTTACATAATCCAACACTCCGTTAACTACACGGGCAAGTTCTACAAAATCTTCTGTTGTGAATTCTCCGGGTTCTACTGAAGTAGGATCAAATTCTTGCGTGGTCAACTGTAAGTCTATAACATAACGATCTGCGCCAGGCGCACTATAGTTATAGAAACCACGGGCAGGATCAGTTAATGTAGAGTCAATTTCTGAGGTTATTGCGGTTCGAACAACTTCAAACCCAATACGGTTTGTTACACCCTCTGATGTAAGAATCAGATCACGGAATTTACGAACCCCGTCTTGTAACACATGAAGTGTAGTTGTTTGAGCGGTGTTGTTTACAAAGAATCCATCAGTATAAAATATACCGCTGTCTACAGAAAGTGTCTGACATACTCCAATATTATCGGAAGAAGGTATATTAGTAATACTAGTAGATGGAATAGTAATAGTTGTTGCAGTAATTGTACCATCAAAAGTCAATTCTGCTCCAACAGCAAATGTATTTCCTGTTAGATATTGTAAAATAATAGTATAGTTAGGATCTGTACTTGCTATTGGGGACAACACATCCACAATTTTTGCCCGTGCTAAAGTTTGGTTACTACCTATTGTTAGAACTTTACCTATTAGATCTGCAGAGGATGTCACTACTCCCGTAGCAGCGAATGTGATTCTAGCTCTAATAAAATTAGCAGTTCCAAGATTGACTCCACCACCAAAAATTTGACTACCGCTCTTGAAAATATGACTTCCAAATTTGGAAATCTGATTCTGGAGGAGAGTTTGTAGTTGCGTTAGTTCTCTAGCCTGAACAGCATATCCTGGCTTAAACAAGATTCGCAAGAAGTTTTTTGTATCATCAAAGTCATCATAATAAGGACTTGATTTTAAAATTTCGGGGTGATTATAACCCATCGTAAGAACTCTCCGTTAGAATTTGATTATTATCTTAATATGTTCTTCTGCGTCATTCGATGCAACAATTGGTGTTGTATTCTGTATGTATATGATATCTCCGTAATAAGGCAACACTTCCGGAAGAATGATTTGTGAGATCCTTGCGTTTGTTGCTATATCCGTATCTCCAACAAGTGTTAGGATATCATTTACTGCAAAATTTCCTGTTAATCCTGTAACTTCAAGTTCTGCGGAAATTGTAGAGATGAATGTATATGAAATAACTCGTCCTTCAACATCGTCTGAATTTCTCACAACATCATCTGCTGCGAATAAATTCGTAGATAGCGTCCCACTAGATGGAACTAGTTTCAATGTTGTAGTTACCTTATAAAACTGCTTGGTTTCTTCCTCAGTTGTACCTATACTTCTAATAATACCTACAGTTGCTGGAGAAATTCCTTCCAATTGACCTGTTGTGGTATCAATTGAGGCGTACCCAACAACCCGTTCTCCTCGCACCAATACAATATTCCCATCCGAATCTCTGGCATAATAGGAATTTGCAAATTTACCTTTTAACTCACTATAGTATAATTTACCAGATAGTCCATATGGATCACATATCCAATTTGTTATTTTTGCGGTACTTGCAGTTGTTGTACCGATAATGTAATTATCTACAAGAAAAGTTTCACTATCAAATAGATCTGTAATATACACAGCATTTATAGTTCCCGTTATCTCTGATTCATTATCACTGATTACCAGTGGATATGTGGTGGATGAGGATGCCAAAAATCTACCATTACTATTTGTTATTGTAATACTATAGACATTAGTTGCAGTTCGAACTACAGAATCTACATATCCTCTTGCCTGAAATAGATTTGAAGAAGATCCTTGGATTATTAGTGTACCGACAGGTAAAATAGTAATTAAATGTTGTGTAGATGTAATGTTAATCAAACTCTTAGAATTTACATTTTCTAATTCTAAATGTGTTTTTAATGATTCTGTGCTACTTATCGGAGCAAGATCCTCTGAATCGTTATAGAATGCATTTTTTAATAAACCAATTTGACGATAATCATTCAGTAAAAGATTTGATGCATCGGGATCTATAGTCTTCTCAGCATTTCGAAGAGGGACATATATCATTACCATATTACATCCCAACTCTTTGACAGCATCAAATCCATGCCCATTCAGTGGAGATAAGATTACTCTTCCTAATGTTTTATTAGAATAAGTTGGATTCTTACGATATACATCAAGTGTAGCATAGTGATAATTTTTACCACTACTTAGGATTGTGAATCCAGTAATGAGTTTTTCCGAATTCATTATCGGGATAATTGATCCACCAGATCCATCCCCAGTTAGTTTGACTCTTGGATAAATTCGATAAACACTATCTGTTGTTACATTTGGAAGCACATCCTCTGTATATACAATGATAGAACCATCTGAAACATTGACTTCATAATCTATAATAACAGACTTATATCCTGCACCGGGACCTTCTGCAATATAGAGTTCATAATATTCATTATAAATGTCGTTGGTTCTATCTAAATCAACTGATGGAAATAGTGTATATGTTGCAGATCCTACCTGTGTGAACCTATGCTTGGATTCTGTATCTCCAGCGTCAGAAACTATTGCTAGTGGATATGAACCACCATACTGGTATAGAAGAACATTATCAATCGAACTGGGGGTAGCACCAATCTTGACATTATTCTGGAGTACTCGCTCATCCGTGAACAAAATATTTTCTAATTTTTCAACAGGAATAAAATCATCTGTTAAGAATTCATACAGTTCTTCTCGTACACGGAACATAAATTTCCAAACATAACCATCCTGTGTAATCTGTTCTTCTGGAGTAACCGCAGTTGGAGCAATAGTGGATGCAGTACCATAATTATTGCTAATACATTTATAAACATTATATTCATCCGTTATGCAATAAAAGTGTCGTTCGTTTCCTTCTTCATATAAATCAACAGTATCATCAAACTGATCAAATACTGTACCGTATGCCCAATCATAACGAGCAGCACCAACCATAATATTATTCTTATTGATTCTGGTGAGAGCAGTCATATGTCTCCACGCCTCCATATCAGAATTTAATGTGTCAATAGGTGGTGGTGGACTATTATCGGCGTATGGTGATTCCCACATGGAGGATCTACCCAAGAAAAGAAAATAATTATCTTTACTAGAAGAAGCAAATGACTCCGCGAAGGATAAGCACAGATCGGTTTTTAGAGTTTGTTTTAGATAATCTATCATTTATTCTTTTTCTTGTTTTACGAAATCTTTAATTATTAAATCTAAAAAACTAGAATTGTTATCATAACTATTTATTTCAGTATTTGGATGTGGATATATTACCCAATAATTATTAATCTGATCATTATCAGATACATCAGGAATGTATGAAAATGTGGTTTGATTTACTAAATCATCTAATCTGCCGTTTGTACTTATTTCATGTGGAGTAACATCAGTTCCGTCTTGTTGGGGATTTATGGTAGTAGGATCAAATCCATTAGGATATAAATCTAGTGTTGCTCCATTTCTGACATCAATGACAGTATCTAACCTATATGCACTATAGTTCCCGATCAGTGGAGAGAATATACTAGTAAATAAATCTTCATTTAATGTTGGTTGTAATATCGTATTTTGAATTAGAACATCACCCAACAACTCAATACCAGCAGGATGTGCTAATTTTCTGAGAACTTCTGCATATTTGTCTAATGTTCTATTTGTTCTAACAACATATGAAAATTCTTGAAATCTTTTATTATCTGCAATTCGTTTGATCGTATCTGGATGTGAATTTTTATTTGTCCAATATCCAGCATAATTTGCAATAAATCCAGTTCCAATACCAATATCTGCACCAGATCCCAGATCTGAGTCTATAGAGTCGAAATATAGAATAGATTCTGATTCTATGATATTACCATCAGAATCAAATCCTAATGGAAGATAACTCACACCAAAGTTAACAAATTCAACTTGTGTGATCGTTCCGAATGTATCTACAGCAACTACCCGTGCAATAGCAATATCTTCCAATAATCCAGAAACTATGATCAGTCGTTTAATGGTGATTTTATCATTTATCTGATAATTTAGTCCACCATCGTTTATTTCTAAACTATTCACAATAACAACGGGAGTCAATTCTACAATTTCGTTTTCCAAATTTACCTTGAATGGTTTGGTAAAATTGAAAGTTCCTTCAACATTTGAATAGAATACTTCTGCTATTTGTTTATGATCCATTGCACGATACACATGCAAATCATTTATATTTGCAACTGATGTTATCGTTCCACCATTTTCCTGATACATCCGTTGTGATTTAATTTGGTGAATATTTTCAGTTGAAAATGTAAATTTGATACCAGATCGTTGATTCCATGTACTATCTGAAGCCTTAAATATATCTCGCTTTGGATAATATATTTCAGAATAAGAATCGTATAGGATAGTCAAAAGAAATTTAATTGATTTTTCTGTACCTTTAGCAGAATAGAAATCAACTATATTTTTTATTAATGTTTTGACATCTATTGGAGTTCCTGTTTGTTTATCAGTAGTTAAACTCTCTGGAAAATCACCAAGATATTGCTCTTTGAAGTATTTAATAAAATAATCAGGAGTTTTATCAATATCCTTAAAGTCTTCTGCTGCAAGAGGGGCATAGAATGGATTATTCGAAGAATATGACCACTCGTAATATGCTTTAAGGAATGCAACGAAATTTGGATAATCTTCCTTAATAAAGGTTGGAATGGTAGATTTTAAAACATGGGTTAGTTTGTTTTCTACACTTAGCGTAGAACTATCAGTAGTGAACCGAATATCAAAATCGGTATTTGATATTCTTTTATTATATGAATTTATCAGATAACCACGAAGAACATGATCACCTTCTGTAATATCTGTTATTGTATAGATACCATCTAACTCCGTGTCACGCAGTGCAGTATTTTCATCTAATACAAACTCGATTCCTGCCACAGAAAGATCTAGTTGTTGTGCTAACTTATAGTGTATTGTCAGAGTATCTGAAAATAATAAAGTTCCTTCTACGGGATAATTGATGGTGGGAGGAGTACTCATAGTTTAGACTTTTTGACTATTGACTTCTTTCATTATGATACTAAGAGAATCATTATCTAAGGAATCAAATTCTAGAATTGAATTTTTTGTTGTGAATATATTACTATTTTCTGGTTTTGCCTTTATTTCCACGCAAGATTTTCCTTGGGAGAATCCTGTTATTTTTAGTTCTGGTAGTGTTAGTTTTCCTGTTGTATAGTCAATAGTTCCATAGTTGGAATTTACTGTGCTAACAATTCCTCCTACCTTTTTCTTTAATAATATAACGCCACTCCCATTATCTTCAAAATAATGAGCTCCTGTTGAACCAGTAACATAAAATATATTTGATATAAGAATTGCTGCATGACCATCATATGGGTGGTATAGTTTATTTTGGAAATTGACTATGACTTTTTCACCCACTCCAATGGTTGGTATTATTTTTCGTTCTAGGGTTATATTTACATCTACTGCTTTTATACTGGGATTTGTATTCTTTGCTTGGATTTCTATATCCTGAGCATAAATAGAATCTCCAAATTCTACCAAGTTTTTTCTAAAGTATATTACCAGTGAATCCTTGATTTTTTTACTAATACTTGTGGAAGAATCATTCGTCAGAGATCTATCATAATATCCAGTTACATCCAAATTGATATACAATACCTCTGGATCAACCACTACCACACCCAAACCAACAATATTCTTTTTCTTTAGAATGTTGGTGATTAGATTACTTTTTTCAGATGCTGCCAAAATAGTTGTTCCTATTGGACGGACAGAAATGAATACTTTACCATAAACAGGAGGATCATTTTCATCCCCTCCCCAGCAGCGAACGGCAGCATTGTTATTAAACGAAGCAAGAACAAGACCTTCGTAATCAGTCTTTGTTACTGCGCGTTCTCTGGATGTGTAATTACGAACTGCATTTCGTTTTATTGACGAAGACGATTCTCTTTCATTACCACTATTTGATGACTCAATGGTCAATACAGTGATATCCGTATTATCTTGTATAGAGAACGACCGCTTTGTTAAAGTATCTGCTGTTCCTATACCATTCGCTTCTGAACCGGATGTGGATAGATATTCGATAACAATAATATTACCAATATCTACTTTCTTGCCCAAGATACCATCTCCGAATTGAACAACCAGTTTACCTAGATTATTTTCTTCGAGGAAGAACACTTTAGAATCCTCATCAATAACAGTTAGATCATTAGAAACAAACCAAGGAATATTAATTCCTACTATATCTGTTATAGAATTCATAACAAATATTCGTATCGAATCCTTATCTGCATTGATATCTGGAATCAAGAACTGCTGATCATATGATTCTGCATTATAACTTATTGTATTTAATACCCCTTGTTGGATATCTACTGGCCCACATGCATAGGTTAAAATTTCTCCGTTTGCTGATGCGTCCGGATCTGTAGTTGTTTTGAAGGTGTATGGATAATATGCATATGCATTTGTGTTCGTAAACGAATAATTATTATTATTTAATTCACCAAGAAAAACAGATCCTCTATTAAGAAGTTTACTGTCTGGTACATCCTCGGCATCAACCACAAGCAATATTTTTGCTTTTGCTGCTCGTTTTGTGTTTGGTGTATACCCCATCAACTTAGCAAGAGATACAACAGATGATCGTTTAGATGCTCGATCAATGAACTGCTCATTAGCAACCATTGTAGTATAAAATCCCTGCTGGGATGTATTGTATGCAAGAATATCCAGAAGTACTGTCAAGTTAGAACCTTCGAGATTATAATCCGAAAATTCAGACTGACTCTTCAAGAAATTAATAAAATTGTATTTAATGTCATAGAAACTTAATCCAGCGACATTTAAGAAATCTTTTGTATTAGTCATTTATATTTACCTAAAAATAGTTCCAAAGTGTCTTTTGTCTGAGTTTCTATCGGAGAGTAATATACACTAATACCAACACTATTGGCATCAGAACCCATTTTTACAAGAACACTATCGAGTGTCACTCTGGGTTCGTATGTTGTTATTAAAAGTTTGACTCTAGATTTGAGATAATTTTCAAATCCTTTTCCCTTATTTTCAAATAATAAGTTGCGGACTCCAATATCGAACTGTGTCGAGTATGGTTTTTCAAATATATTATAAAGTAAAAGATTCTTAAGAGACTGCTTGATGGCATCAACGCCAGTCTTTCGACCAACATCTCCTGTAAGGGGATTGATATCGAAAGATAAGTCTAAGTCTTTGTAGATTTTTTCTTTTGCCATAAGTTTATTTATATGATTAATTTACAAAAACATTAGGAGAACCGTGAAAAGCTGTATCTCCACACGAAATACGATCTCCAGATATATGAATAGATCTACCATTAACAAATACATTAGATTTACTTACTGCATTTCCTGTATGACAACTATCACCACAGCAATGCTTTGGATAAAAGTCTCCGTTTCTAGTAACAGATATATTATTAACAAACACATTACTACTTCCAGTAATACATGGTCTGGGGGTATAACAATGGCCAGTTGATTTATCAATTCCTTTTCGAATAACTCTTCTCATTAACCTAGTCCTCCAACAGAGGGAAGTGCGTCTGTGCCCAGATCTGGGGCAACCCCCGCCAGTAACTCCTCACCACATCCGATATTTCCAAATCCATCAAAGAGATTGGAGAGAATACCATTGATTGCGGATGCAATACCACCAATAAATTTACCAGCAGCATCAATGATCTTACCAAGAACATCATTGATTGCTCCTAATATACCGCCAATAATTTCTCCAATCTTACCGAGGATTTCGCCAATTATACCTGTGATCTTACCGAGGATTTCACTTATTTTACTAAACACACCATTGATTACATTTACTACACCACCAATAAAGTTTTTGATTAAATCACCAATAGCACAACCGATATCAACAATCGCACCAACAACATCTCCAATAACAGATCCGATTCCACTAAATGCTGTACCTAATCCACCAAGAGAACTCGCTCCCCCACTAATTGTATCAGTAATACCACCAATTCCTCCAGCAGCACCACCGACTGCGCCGGCAGCACCGCCCGCTGCGCCTGCTGCACCACCAACCGCACTAGTAATAGAACCTACTGCACCTGTTGCAGTTCCCGCAGCAGAAGATGCAACATCCGCCGCACCGCTTGCCACACCAGCAACCTGATCCGTGATTCCCTGTGCTATTGAAAGAGAACCACTTATATTTTCTGTTATCGCTGGGCCTAATTGATCAAGTGGGCCAGAAAGATTGGTGAGTTCTGCTACATTTTCATTCAAACTTCCTAATTGTGTTGCTATCCCTGCATTTACTGTGGTCAATGTATTGACTGTTTGTAATTGTCCCATCAAATCCATAGACACCATTTGCAATTGCGCCAATGGACTATTAGAGTGAGTTGGGGATGATTTTCTCCAAATCCCACCCTGGCCTGGAATGTAAATTGGGCGTGAAGTAGAAGGAGATGCTGGCGCAGCAGGTGATGCTACACTTGCAGGAGGCCCATTAAAATGGATCACTCCTCCGCTGCCTATGATACTAGATCCACCGTTTAGATGCATAGAAGAAGAGGATATGGCAGTTTTTCCTCCAGATAGCATATCTAATGATCCTCCAGTAGTTTCTTTAGTAGATCCAGCTGTTAGAATATTTGTAGATCCACCAGTAGTCACTGAACGAGATCCCGTGATAGTTTGATCTTGTGATCCCCCCACATTCAAAGTATCTGTTGCAATAATAACTGTATCATTTGTTCCGAGAATATGAGCAATCCGATTTAACAAAATTCGAGTATCTTGTGACTTATGATATAGTTCATATACACCACCCATAACTTCTGTGCGGTGATCTCCACCAACCAGTGTTTCTTTGTAACCAGAGGTCACTTGCAAATTGTCAAACGCACCGTCTACACGCGCATCCCTAGATCCACCTATCTCTGTTACATGATCCTGTCCAACCACAACATGCATATGTCCTGTGCATTCTAGATTATAGTCTCCACCAATAAAATGATTGAAATTGCCTTTATCTTGTGCAATATTGATATCTCCCCGTTTCATCTCAAGATTGAGATCCCCATCGTCTAGGCGAACATTGCAATTTCCCTTCTCCAAGAACAGATTGACATTAGCATTCTGTCCGACATGGATATCAAAATTCACACAAGATGATTCAGCATTTGGAAGATTATCTCTGTTTACAAAAACTTTCAATCCCTTATCCACAGTAACATTAGAAAATCCGTCGATATGAACATTACTGTCTCTGAGAATAGAGACATACTGATCTCTTACGACTTTTTCTACCTTATCTCCGTTTGGATGGATTTCTTCGAAGGTTCCACTTCTGTGGTGAATGTTAATTCGTTCTGCACCCGGAGTATCATCCAATTCAATGATATGTCCAGATTCTGTTTCTGTTACTTGATTAAATGGATAAATCGTGCTTTTGGAAGCATTGTTTCTTGGTGCTAAATCCTTACCCTTTACTTTACCGTATGGGGTTTCTGGTTCATACCATTGACCTGTATTTGCTTGCGATCCAGCCATTATATCTCCATTATTTCATCGTCTTCGATGAATCAATACGAATTGCATTATTATTTGTTGGTTTGTCTACAAACTGCTTGGATTTATTTCTCTTAGAAGAAACAGAAGTTGATTGTTGTAAATTTATACCTCTTCCCAATCCTTTGTTTGTTCCACGATTGACTCCACTTTTCCCAATAACACCACTTCCAAAGATTGGGTGCTTACAACTAGCAACATCCACTCCGATATCTCGTAATCCCTGTTGTGTTAAAGGTTTCCGTTTAGTATCGACTATTGTTTTTTCTAATCGAGTCTTATCTTGTATAGACAAAATATTTATGTCAGGAGTACCACGATCTCTCCCAGATGATTCCGGAGAATACTTTTCTCTTGGATACGCTTCTGATGTTGTTTGGTTTTGGAGTTGTGCCCCATGTGCATCTCCATGTTTATCTTTTCCATCTGGATATTCTTGTTTTGTAAAAATATCAACAGGAAATAATTTGAGTTCGTCTGCGGTTCGTGTATCTCTGAATCCTTCTCCCGTATTTTCGCCATCTACTAAAGCTTCATTTAA